GATCCACACTGAAGTGTTATCGGAAATTAGTCCAGGTGACTTCAGTTCGAGACCTCCTTTAATGTCCCCGGTAAACAACTTTATTGTGGTCGGCTTCACAAACTCTTCAGGGGTAGCTTCACCGTACGACCCTTGTCGAATGGCTCTCATGAGGTACTTTTCCAGTTCCTCACCGTACCCGTAAGAAAAGTCTTCAGGTAGCACAATACCTGCGTGTTCACTGTAAGCTTGAACAAATTCCACCGATCCCACAGGAATTAATGTAGCCATGAAACCTTTAGGGTCTAACTTCGACAGATCATCAAACGAGCAATATCGAACGGGGTAACAGGAGAAACTACACGCAACCTTTTCGATTTGTAGTGGTCCTCCGGACTGGAGTAGGAAAGTAGGATTTTTCATCACGGTGGGCAATTAGTTAGGTAACAACGACAGTACATTGGCATTGACCCACTGGGCCTCTTCTCTCGACAACTTCAGCCACAGAAGGTCAAGCTCGTCGAGCAAGGCCTCCTCCGCGTCCTCGTTTCCCTCTCCCCTTAACTTCAGGGACAAGCTAAGTTTTTCGCAGTACTCTTTAACTTTGTTAGTCACTAAGATAGGATGTTGAGATTGGGTCGAAGCATATTGCAGAAAATACGACCTTGCTCGATGGCATCATCCACAGCGATGTGAGTGTGCTTGTTTTCGAGTGGAAACCACTCCTTTGGGTAGTTCCGTTTGGTGGACTCCCGGTATCCTCTTTTGAGCAAGGCCATAGCATAGGTCTTACCGTCAAGAGCCGAGAAGCTAAATGGGGACTTCCCGGTAAATCGAATGAGGTACCAATACACGAAAAGAAAGTCAAACCCTGCAGGAAAACCCACGAATACGGGCAAGGCTTTCCGACCACCTGAACCTTGGTTACTGTTAGCTTTCACGGTCTGGTCAACCCAACCCGAGAAGAGCAACATGGCTTGGTCCGGGCTCCAGGTATGCTCCCGAGAGGCTCTGTAAGCCTTTGGGTGGGCCTCCCACCACGCTTGGGTAGTGGGGTCCGGCTCGGCTCCGGGTAGGGTCTCCAGGTTCACAGAGAAGGTGCCCAAGAGTTCTCCTTTAGGAGAAAACGCAGCTGACCCAAGCGAAAGCATGCTGTTAGGTCCGGGGATCGGTCCGTCGGTCTCAACGTCTGTGCTGAAATAGATTTCCATAAAACAATCATAGCATTTATGCGAAGCAGAAACAAGGGGGAAGCCGAAGGCTTAAGGGCGTTTACCGATCTTGTGTAAACACTTGTACGAGTTTCCACCCTTCGCCTGGATCATCCTTGAACAACTTCACCTCTTTAGTAACTTCGTTCTCGTACGGCGAGGAAAGCTGCCAATTAGAGTTTGAACAGTGTTCCAAGTTTCTTTCTTTTCTAAAGTCTAGCCATTCTTGAGAAGTCCACATACCTTGCCAAACACCTCTCCAATCTTTATGATCTTTGCCCCGTTCTTTCAGAGACTGAAGTGAAAACTTCATGAACTGTTTTCGGCATTCTTCGCACTCAAGATCGTCCAATCGGGTCATGTTCTCTCGTGAGTAGAAAACCAGAGAAACCCGCTCAGCGTCTTCAGTAAGTTTTGTCATGGGGCTGTTACCATGAAGTAGGACTTGAGTGTCCCCTACGATAAAGTCCCCGTCTCTCAGGTTGAAAGCTAGCTTAACTTCGGGAAACACCAAGTAGTGGCCTTCATAAACACCTTTTGTAAAAGCAGTTAAGACGGCCATACTCCCTTTCAAGTTGTTCTTGTCAACGTGGTAGGCAGTCTTGAAATTGAAGTTTAGAGTTACGCTCGTAAAGGCAGTGCCGAACAAGTTGTAGTTAGGGTCTTTAGCCCTTGAAATTACTTCCTTAACTTTGCTCCAAGTATCCGGAAAATTGTACCTAAAACCTTCGCAGGCCGCGTAATAAATGTCTCTGTATTTTGAGAACTGCTCGTAGTATCTCTGAGTGGTTCCGCTCAAACGACCATAGGGGAATCTTGCCCCACGGTCAATTGCCCCCAGGACGTTACTGTAGCAATGGTTGAAATTTAACTGAGAACTAATATAAGTGTTTAAAACTTTTTTAACTTCTTCTACTTTGTTTTCCGAGGGCAGCCAAACTTCCAGCAGCCAGGGTTCAAACCAACTCCAAAGTTGCTCTCTTCTTTGGTTCCTCAGACTTTCTAGTTTCGGGTCGTTGGGGTTTAGGGTGCGAATCTCTGCCTCTAAGGGCTTCATTCTTTCCGCGAGTTCGGGGTAGTCTTTCTTTATGTACTTGATCTTGAGTGTCTTGCTGGTAAGTTTACACGAGCTTTCTAGAGCCTCTCGCGCTTGGGCAAGCGTTGCAGTCAAGCCTACTGAAGCACCGGCGAAGAAAGCAACTTGCCCCTTAGTTAAACGAGACTCTGGGCGAGTTGTAAACTCTGTGCCTGCGACAACACCTCTCTGTGTTCCGTAAACTTCTCTAGAAGCTGCTCGGAAAAAGTCCCAAGTTTCCTTATGTTTGGAAGACCCGTCAGAAAGAATGGGGAAGAGGTTTTTCCTGAAAGAAATAACTTTCACTCCAGAGACGTAAACGTCACAGTCTTCATCGATAACCCGATCATAGTCAGTGGGTACCGGAAATTGCCCAATGTATTCACTGCGAGGGCAGTTTTCAAGGGTTTCCCTATCAATCCGCAAAGGTTTAGCTCTAGACTGCAATTCTTTCGCTATTGCTTCTCGAGTCATTGCCTCTTGCCGGGGATGAACAAGTTAGATTCGGGCTCATCTTCGATGCGAATTGCTTCCTTGGCGGTCAGATCGTTGGTCCCTTCGATTCGTGTAAACGACAGAGCGTAGCCTCCTTTCTCAGCTTGTGATGCCACTGAGTAAAGGCCAAGAGAGCGCATGACCAAAGCGTCTTGAGTCAACCCTTCTAGTTCTGCCAGAGAATTGAAAGCTTCGGCGAAGTCTGTCGGCAAATTAATTGAGATTGTCGTTTGGGGGGCTTGTTGTTCGGTTGTCATGTTTGTTATTATGTGGTAGGACTTCAAAGGTTCAAATTAAGCCCGCGATGTCACGGAATGTTTTGACTTTAGGAAACTCAGCTTCTATGGCTTTTGAGATTCCCTTTGCTAAGGCCCCCTTAATTTTCTCCGTAGTCGAGGACTTCCAGGGGTCCGATTTTAACTTAAGAATTGCTTCTACCGCTGACTTATGGTCAGAAACTTGTAGCAAGTTAAGCAGTTCCTCGTATTCTCTCGTGAGACCTTCAATTTCATCACGTATAGTGTCTAAACTCCTGGACAAGTCGTATGAAAAAAGACTCTAATGCTTCAAAAAGGTCATCAAAGTTTGACATATTCCTCGTATTAAACTTCAGTTCTAATGTAGCTGGACGAAAGCGGAGTAAATCTGGATCTACTCCGCCCTGGTAACCGGGGGTTAATTTTCAGTTCCCCAGTAGTTGGTGTTTGAGCAACGTTCCATGCCGTGTTTGGCTTTATACGACATCCATTCCGGTGATCTCCACATTCCGCTCCAGACACCATTCCAGGTCTTGTGGCCCGTTCCGTATTCTTTGTGGTTTTCTGCCGCGTATCTCATGAAGTCACGGCGGCACTCCTCGCATTCCAGATCGTCAAGAACGGTCATGCGCTCTCGTGAATAGAAAACGAACGACACTCGTTCAGCGTCCGGAGTTTTCGGGATCATCGCGGTGTTGCCGTGAATCAAGCCCTGGTTGTCGCCTGCAATGAAATCTCCGTCGCGAAGGTCAAAAGCGCAACGGATCTCAGGGAACACAAGGTAATGGCCGTCATATTCGCCCTGAGTAATTGCGGTAAGAACGGCGATACCCCCTTCACAGTTATTTCCGTCGTAGTGCATCGCACAGCGGAAATTCCAGTTTAGCGTTAGGGCAGTGAATACCGTCCCGAACAGGTTGTAGTGCGGGTCTTTCACGTTACTGAACCGTTCGTTAAGGCGGTCCCACCGAGGGTTTTCAGGAGTGTTTAGGGTCTCTTTGAGTGCGGAACAAGCGGTTTGATAAATATCAGTGTGACTGACGAACCCTTCGTAATCTTGAACGGTAGTTGCAGTTAGTCGACCGTAGGGGTTACGTGCACCCCTATCAAAAGCACCAATCACGTTGGAATAGCACTTGTTTGAACGGTATTGTTTTCCCACGTATCTGTCGTCGGCACGTTTCGCCTCAGAAACCTTGTCCTTAGATGCACTCCAAGTCTCAGACAGCCAAGTCGGGAACCACTTCGCAAGTTCCCTACCCTTCGCTTCCTTCAGCTCTACCTTTCTTTCTTCGCTCAGCGTTTTCTTGCGAAGTTCCTTCTCGATAGGTTCTAAAGCTTTCTCAATTTCTGGGAAGTCCTTTTTAACATCATTCACTCGGACAGTGAGCTTTGACATGTCGGGAGAGAGAGAAGCAATTTTTAGTGCCTCTTCCACGTCAGTGACTTGACCGGCCATCGCCTTCTTGAAGAAGTTTAGAATACCGTTGGTTACCCTTATCTCGAGTTGGGTAGTTAGTTCTCTACCAGCAACTAGGCCTCGCTGATCTGAGTACAAATCTCTTGCTGCCCAGCGAAAGTATTTCCAAGTTTCCGGGCTACCTTTCGAGCCATCGCGCAGCTTGGGAAAAAGTGCCTTACGAAAGGCAACAACTTTCACTCCGCCCACATAAACGTCGCAGTCTTCTTGAATAAGGTTGTCGTAAGAGGTTTCGTCGGCGAAATAGCCAATGTATTCTTTCGGGTCGCACTCGTATAGTTTGTCGAGGTCGATTCGGCGGGGCTCTTGGCGAGAGCGTAAATCACAGACAACGGCTTCACTCACTGAACAGTTATCGTTGCATTTTTCATTTCCGGTTGAAGCGGCTTTAGAACCCTTCGTTAAATTTTCTGTCTCAAAAGTCATCTTCGGTTGATCAGGATGAATTATTACCCAACGAGGTTAACTGGCTCTTTTTCTTGCGACTAAACAAAAGAGTTGACCCTGGTGAAAGGTGTCACTATTAACATCAATCACACACTCTTAAAGAGTATTGGTTGGTGTCTCGGGCAAGGTCAAAATAACGGTTAACAGCAGCTTGTATGAACTTTTCTCCCTGTCCTCGAGAGGCACAAGTTCGTTTAGAGCAAGCAAGGAAAGCTGCTTCAGTGTTGGACCAGGTGGCGAACCAAACTGTCGTACTAGTTTAGCGGGAACACTTGGCCCGTAACCTTTTGCACCTGCTTGTTCTTTGCGATCAAATTCTTCTGCGATTTTTTCAATGGTCCAGTTCATAACGTCTTCTACGAAGGCAGGAATAGAACTCCCTGAAACTGCTGTAGGAATAATCCACTTCGAGCAATAAAGCTCTGCCCATTCGATTAACTGTTCGTCTGATGGTTTCATAGGTTGTCACAATAAAAAGAGATCCGGAGATCTCATTGAAAGTACGTGAATTTTTGTGAGAACGCGGCCCTCATCACAGACTGCATGTTTCGAGCAATGTCTAGGTCTTTGCTGCAATGAACTTTGTCTCCCAGAAGCTCTGGTACAACAAACGGATAACTCTGTGTGATCTCTTCGTCGTAGAATTGAATGCGGTGCTTAACTCCGGTTCTTTCACAAAGTTCGTTGATTCTCTTTGCCTCCTTCACGAAATTTTCACCGTGGCCCTTAATCCCGTCGTCTCGACACTCAAAATCAAGGTACTTGTGAAGCATCTCGTGCAGGAGAATGCTTCTTGTTTTTACAGGGTCACCTGCAATTACGCGAGAGAGGCGAATGGTTCCGAACCCGCGCCGTGCAGACGTTTTGTATGTGCCCAGGATTCTGCGACCCATGCGACCATCCCACTTTAGAGTGTCATATCGCGACCAAGTTTCTCCGTTTTCGTCTGTCCGAATCTTACACGGAAGAATTGGTAAGTCCCCGTTGAAGTAGCGGATGTTAAATTCTGCGTAAATCTCTCCAAGATCGTACATCACCGTGGGATCTGGGCAGAACCGGCGAAAGAACGACTCAGAAAGGGTCGATTTTAGTTCCATAAACCTACTATAGCGTCTTACGATTAAAAAGGCAAGCGGGGAAACCGTCCTCGAAAGGTTCGGTTAACCGTCACTTGCCCGGTGAAAGTGCTGCTAGAGACTAGCAGATCTCATTTAGCTTTGTAGCTGTACGTGAGCTTTGCTTGGTGCTTACCGTAACTCTGTTTTTTCACCGACCACGACACGGCCAAGGTCTCCTTGGTCACTTTCTTTCCACATCGGTCTTCAAGGGGGAAGTCAAAAACGTCAACAGTGTTTCGCTGAGGGTTTACAGCAACGAGCAAGACTGAGTCTGGCTTATCTGCTTCAGATGCGAAGTTGATAGGGCTTATCTCAGCAGACCCTGCAAGTGCGACCAGTGCGTTATTGGCTCTACGTGAAATAACACGAGTGAACACTCGCAGCCTTTTCCCTGTGTCCGTGACAACGTCTACGTACTTTCCATCCTTTTCGTCAGCAGTTCGGCCCCGGAAAACTTCACGAACGAGGTCTCGCCCCAACCAGCGGGTGTCGAGTGCTACATCCCTCGGTAGCTGCTGAACAGACCCCTCGGGTTGGTAACTTAGGGTAGGTGCGGCCAGGGAGCGCGTGGCGCGGAGGAGAATTTGTCCAGCGTGCTGCTTGTTGCGGGGCTGAGCAGTTTGAGTTAGCATTTTCGTTGTCTGATTGACTCTTTAACTATAACGTTTCTGTGGGGCAGAACAAAGGGGGGTGAACCGCCCTAAGGTGGGGGTTAACCGTTCAACCCCTTCACCAAGTCAGTCATGTTCAGCGCAGTCTACGCTGAAACCCTCCCGAGTCGCAACTATGACGTTGTCAGAACCAAACATGATCTCCATGATCGGCTCCATAACACCTGATGTGAGTAGTTTTGCCAGGGATTGTGTGGACTCAACGTTCACGCCGTCGAACTCAGGGTCTTGGTCTGACCACACACCCTCCTTCTCTCCGTCGTACTCTCCCCAGCTTGACAAGTCATCAAGATCGTCTCCTTCGGCGTTCGTGAAGTACGGATCATGAACACTAAACTCACAAGGTTCCCCATCGTTGAAGTACGGGGCGTACTGAGACCAATGTACGGCCTTGATGGCAGGGTTCTTTTCCCAGAACTCAGCAAAGTACTCTTTCAGCCTTTCCTGTGCGACCTTTTGAAATTTCTCCTGTTGCTCTGTAAACTCTTGAAGAAGTGTGTCTAAGGGGTGTGTCATGTTAGTCTCCGATTGGAATGAATTTGGTTTGTTTGTTGGGTGACTTGTTAGTCCCGGACATCCACGGTTGCGCAACCATGTTGTTCAGGTACTTTTCGACCGTGGGAATGAACCCGAGGTCTTGAACAATGTGATCTTCGGCGATGTCTCGGGGAGAGTAAGTTAGTCCAGCAGAGTTTGTGCGTGTGCGACCGAACATCTGCTCAACGACAAAACACCCGAACGACGAGTGCAGCAATGCCCGATGACGAATGTCGGGAAAGGCGATCTTGCTACTGTCAATAAAGTCGTCGATGTCGGCGTAGTCGTCGGGTGAGCCTCCGTACTTTCTGGCATGTATCCTCCCGTGTAGAAAAGGTTTCATATCAAATGTGGAAGTTTTAACAAAGTTTTTCGTCAGTCTTGCAAGATCGTGGCTGAATCCGTGAGGTCTCCCGCTCAAGCCGAACTTTGTAGGTTTCTTTAGAAGTGTCGTACCAAAACTCGGGATCGTCTACTCGGCACGGTGGCACGTCCGTGAAGTTCGCCTCTCGGGGCAAAAGTTGGGATACTAGTCGTATGCATTCCCGAGTAATCTCGTCAACCGTTTGACACCCGTCGATTGTAACCACGGGGTACCATTTCAGTCCCATTTGTTCGTTGGGCTTATGAAATCCTGTAAGTATGCGGTCGAAAAAAGGTCGTTCTGACCGCTCAAACCTGTCTCGGACAGTCAGCCCGTCGTTTTCTCGCCTTGAAAGCCGTCTCATGGACTCATCAACGGGAACGTCGAAAAACAGTTCCAAGTCAGGGTACAAGACTCCGCAGGCAAGTTCGTGGGCTTTCTCTACCGCTTCAGGCCCCAAACCTCGTCCCCACCCTTGATAGGCTAAGGTGCTCGCGTAAAATCGGTCGCATAACACCCAGTTACCTTTTTCCAGCTCTGGCATTATTACTGTTGCAACGTGCTGAGCCCGGTCGGCCATGAGCAGTAAAAGTTCGGCTTTCGGTGTGATCGCAGCCTTAGGGTTCTTAAGCAAGTCTCGTACACCGAGCAAACACCCTGGTTCTCGAGTTTTAACAACCTTGGTCCCTTCAGGTAGTCTCCCACTACGTGATAGCCAGTCAAACACAGCGTGGAGCTGTGTTGTCTTTCCGCAGCCGTCAAGACCTTCAAAGGTTATTAACTGTCCTGTGTAGCTCATAGCGAAATTGTTCGAATATAGTTTTGGTAACGGGTGAAGCGACCAACAGACACTTTCACGTTCAAGCTCCGACAAGCTTCACAGTAGGAGAGAAACTCGTACCACGGGGTTGTGGGATCTAAGGTCTCGAGCTTGGCTTCTGCCCGTGTCTCAGAAGTACCATGGCCCTTAGTCATGTCTCAGCCACGGGGGCGCCCTGAAAAAGTTTGCAAGATCGTCTGGGGACTGTGGTCCAACTAAATGAGAGGAAGGATCCGCAAAGCCGAGGTTCATCCCGTCGATAAGTTCGTCGAGTGACCCCGGCTCAGGCTCCCCCGAGATTGCTCTCCGACGCGCCCTCTTAAGGATTTCGTAGGCGTGGCGATTGTGGTCTGACCATTTCTGGATAAAGGAAATCTCCTCAAAGGAAATCTCCTCGTGTCTTGAGATTCGGTCTGCAATGTCTTGTAGCTGGAGTCGTGTGTCAGTGGACAACATTTGATATGGGGATTGTGGGGCTGGCTTAGCGCTTGTCTTTAGGCAAGTCGAAGGAGGCCAAGGAGTGTGCTAAGCAAATTTCATCAGACGCTTGCTTGCATTGGTCGGCGCAATCGATTAGAACTTGAGCGTAGTCAGCCCCACCGATGTCATCCACTCTGTCAATGTCACGTTCGAAAGATGCTTGCTTCTCCTTAAGAAGGTCGTTTATAAACGACCATGTCTCGCGAGGAAGTGAAACAGAAATAACGGGGTCAGTTCTCATAGGTGTTGTTTGGTGTTGCGGGTGTTGTTTTGGCCGGTGGGAAGCACCACGAAGTTGGTCTACCATGAAGTTTGCAACAAGCTCCTGTCGCTCAGGAACGACGTTTGGCAGGTGGAAGTTCATTTCGGCCATGGTAGCCATTAAGTCTCTTCTTTTCCTAGGGGGTTGGTGCGAGTGTGTATGAATCATTGCATAACCTGAACGCAAGGAATCCCAAGTTCTCTCACAACTTTGCAGTTGTCTTGGTTGTCGTCGTACCAAAGCGAAGGACGTCCGAAATCTTCAATAATTGCAAGAGCTTGCTCGGTCTTAACGTAGTGGTCGGGGCGATCGTCCCCGTCCTTCCTCATATATATGGCGTCGAACTTAACTCCCACACTTTGTAGCCAGTTTTCTGAGTCGGCTCGAAGACGATTTGGGCGAGCAGTGGATATAAGGATTGTAACACCGGATACAGCTAGAGATACCGCAAGTTGAACGAGTGGCAAATTGGCTCGAAGCGTTGCAACATTATCTTCGTAATACCACTCACTCGTAAGTGTCATATCAATGTCAAACACTACTAAGGGGTTATTTTTAGGTGTCACGACACAAGGGCAATATAAATACTGTCTAGTTTTTGAAGCAATATGTTCATTTTCGCTGCCTCGCTCACAGCCAAATCAAGCTGTCCACGTGTCACATAAGTGGCAATTACCTGACTCGCTTGTGCCCTGAAGGTGGAGGAAAAGGCTTCGGCACACTGAGCTAAAACGAGCCAGTCTGAGTTGGGGAGACTCACCGAACGGTGAATTTCTTCACCTTCACACTGTGTAAAGACCTGTGTAATCGCGGAAGTATGGCTCATGGGTTAGGATTGGGGTTTTTTGGCCATTTCAAGCTGAGCCTTGTAGAGTGCCACCCTCTTCTGGGTACCCTTCTTAACAAGGTTAAGATGGTTGAGTGTTCGAGTGGGTTTTGTTGGTTTCATTGGGTATGGTGTCGCCTCTTGTGAAGTTGGTTTAGGAAGAGAAAGCCCCCTATCTTAGTGAAAACCTCGATTGGTTGCCACCTTAGGTACGAAGAGGTAAGATACCACTTTCCTTCGGCATTTTTGTAAACTTTCCCTACGAGTACATCCGTAGTGGGGCACTTGTATGTTACGAACGATGGGAAATTAAACCCAACTCGAAGGGGTGACTTGTATGGGGCAGGTTTATCGTACACGGTTGACCTCCTCCCAGTAGTCCGATCGTGGTTTGCTGGTTTTCGTCACAACTCGGACTTGGACCGTAGCTCTTCGCTTTCTAAGCATTTCAGCCAGGGTGGCCCTGAGTTTAGGATCCGTGGTGGTATTATAGGCTTGTTCGAGTCTCTCGTAAACTGCGGCCCGGTTCGGGATCTGCAGGTTTTCTTTGTTCAGTACCTCAGAGCTGAGGTCCAGGGTTCCTAGTTTACCTTGGATTTTGTTCCTTCCGAAGTTCCCCGAGACTCTGCCGTTCGTTCGCAGTTTCGGCTTAATTTTGCTTAAGTTGCTGTTTTCCATGTCCTACACATGCTCCACAGAAAGGTTGCGAGAAGCTTCGCATGAGTACTGGAAAGCCAAGTCCATAAGGTAATCCTCTACCTGCCTGAGCTTTTCAAGAGCCGCTTCTCGTTCCTCGCAGAATAACTCCCATGCTTCCTCATCCATAGCGCCACGAGAGGGGCAGTTCGCTTGGACAAGTTTCTTTCGGACATCGTGAACAGACGCCCAAACTCCGTTGTACTCAGACGCAAGGGCAGAAGCATTAGTTTCACTCTTCTCAGTGGCAGGGGTGCAGGTCATTGCTTTGCTTGCGGGTGGGACTGAGGGGTCAACTTTTGAAGGAGGCAGGCGCGGCGAGCCCTCGCTTGGCGAAGAGCTTGGGGCTTGGTTCTGCCCTTTCGTTTCCGACCCTTTTGGCGAGGTCCGAGTTTGGAGCGGACTGAGTCGTTTTCCATACATTTACTATACCGTTTCTGCGAGGCAGAAACAAAGGGCGGAAACCGCCCTATGAAGGGGGCTAACCGCCCACTCACCAACAAGGGCTAGTGAGAGATTGGACTATATATTAGCCCAAAGACGTTCAGGGCTATTCCAACTACGATGACAGCTACTACATCCCACTGCTTTTTCTTTACAAAGAAGGGAAGGCTCAGAGTGCTCCCTGTAATCAGAATTAATAGGCCCACCTTGCGGTCCAAGAAAAGCAAAACAAATTGTCCAACTACCAACGCAATATTTCCAAGGATGCGGAGGTAAGTGAGTCTGGGGCGGACACGTGGGTATTTCATGGTCCTAAGGTGTGATCGGTAGTTATTCGTCCTACGAAACAACCTTGAGTGTTTTCAGAATCTTGCTCAACCGTGCTGGCTTCAAGTACGACTTGAACTCTAAACCCTCAAAGAGTGCTTCTACACTCTGTTCAGACGGCGGTGAAGATGCGTACCACGACAAATCGGGAACATCGTCCTCAAGAGTGACCAGGCGAAGGTTTCTAAAGAATGTGGACGCAGTTGTGATTACCTTGGGGTGAAATGCGATTCGATCGGCGAGCGACAGCTCTGAGTTTGTGTCGCTGGTATGGCACTCTTGGATTATCTTTACTGCGGTTTTCGGACCAACTCCGGGGACACCTGATATGTTATCTGAGGAGTCCCCTGACAAAGCTTTGAAGAATTTGACGTCTGAGGGGGGAACACCGAAGTGCCCCTTAACACCCTCAATGTCAACCAGCTCCATTTTCTTAGCTGAGTTGAAAAGCAGCACCTTTACTCTGTCGTTGACAAGCTGAAGCAAGTCCTTGTCGCAAGTCAAAATGTGAACTTCACTATATCCAGGAGAGTTACGAGAAATATGAGCTACAACATCGTCCGCCTCAAAACCCTGAGCACCCACTGGCGAAAAGCCAAGAGCTGGAAGGACGTCTTCAACCAGGAGGGAAAGGTCGGAGTAGTGCTCAACGCTGGCTTTTTCTCGATTCGCCTTATAAGTACCAGATTCTTTCTTGCGAAAGTTTCCACCCTTATCTATACAAGGAACTACGCAATCGTACTCGTACTGAGCCATCACGGCAAGTAAGGCGTTGCAAAACCCATAAGTCCCAGTTACTGGAGCTCCATAGCTCGTAACCATTTCACCCATAGCTCGACAGAGAGCTGAGCGCGAGCGAAAAAATAGCGCGGATGTGTCTACGAGAAGCAGTTTCATTGTTTAGGTTTTGGTGTGGTTTTGGTGTCGGAACTTGGCTCCAGACTAGTTCTTGCAAGGTTGCCGTGAAAACTGGTGGAAAGTATTTTGAGTGGCGTTGTAAGCGGTTAGGCGGCCCTTTATCTTAACGAACGCACCCGTATCTATATTTACGCGTTGTCCCTTCACAACGGGGAGATGGTCCTGGGGTGGTTCTTCGAAGTTGGTCGGTGTGTGCCCATGAACAACTTTCTTTAGTCTTGGGTTCCACCCTTCGAACTCCGGCCCGTATCTCAGAAAAGGTTGTCGAATCCATAGCAGTGCCTCACCCCTTCCATAGGCAATGCTCTCTGCAGGATCGTGACCGGGGTAGATCCCAGCGTGAATGAAGAGAGTGTCCGCAATTGTCATGTACAAGGGTAGATTTCGAATCCACTCCTTATGCTCTCTTTCCATGTCGCCCACCTGGTCGTAGTTTCCGCCGTTTTGAACCCACAGCACGTAGCTACTGCCGAATGGGTCTTCCAAAGCATCAAGAAACATCTTCTCGTGGTTTCCCATCAGGGCGTAAAAGGCTTGAAGCCCCCAACTTTCCGGATCGTCGAGGAGCCTTTTCACCTGCTCTAAAACTTTCAGGTCGCCACCGCCACGGTCACACATATCCCCCAAAAGGACGACTGTAGCCTGAGAGTCTTTCACCCATGCCAAAAATTGCTCGAAAAGAGGCCAGGTCGCGTGAATGTCACCAAGGGCAACTACATCACCTTGATGTAATTTGTTGCTGTAGGAAATCATTGTATCAGTATATGAAGTCAATACGGTGGAAGGGTTCGTTGGTGATATTCTTGAGGGAAGCTTGTAAGGAAGCGTGCATGCGCTCAATCACTTCTTCCGGGACCCTGCGCTCGCGAGAAGCATTTTGCCGCAAGCAAACGGCGAGGGGCTTGTCAAGGACAACAGCGGTGATTTTGCAGTAACCGTACGAGTTTAGCATAGCAACTGCTTCCTTGCGGTAAGCTGCTCTGTAGTGGGTTCCATCCATGACTACAGTCCGGCCCACATTCTCTTCGAGAATCTCCAGCATACGGTCGTGGATTTCTACGTAATTTCCTTGAATGTCCGCGTTTCCGTAGAGCTCAGCGCGAATTTCATCGCCGGAAAGTACAACGGCATCTGGGTGAAGCTCTAGTAGCTTAGCCACATGGGTTGACTTTCCGGAGCCAGGGGCACCGACCATCACGTATGCTTCAGGGTTGTTTTCCATACTTACATTATACCGTTTCCCCTCGCCAGGGCAAGGCGGGAAACCGGCCAAGGACAAGAGGTTTACCGGCCAACTTTAGCTTTTGGTCTCAGACCGAAAAAAGTTGTACTCTTCAACCCACTCGTGGAGAGGATCCTCATTCACAACCTCCCCACTGTTGTTCACATAGTCCTGAACCACCCAAGCAATTTCTCTAAACTCAAGGTCGTTCCAGGGCCATGACGATCGCACTTTGACGCCAGAGTAACCCCTAAGCAGATACCTTAGCTTTTCTTTGAGCTTTTCTGAACTTTTCATTGTTTCTCAAGAGTGTTGCAAGTTTTAAAGCGTACCTGTTTCCCCGGAAAGGTGCCGGGATTTCACCTTTGTCCAAAACTTTTCGGAGTGTCGTACTAGACCCACTTCGTTCGTTCTCGTGAAAAGAGACACCGAAAGTTTGCGAAAGTTGCAACCCGAGCGAAACTTGGTCGGACCCTAGAACGAGGATCACCTCGCTTGGCTTTCTACCTTTTAGAACCTCTGACAACCCGGCAAAGGGGTCGATGGCCTTTAGAAATGATACCCTACTTAGATCAATGCTTGCTTGGCGGCAAAGCGTCCGCAGAAGTAAAACTCGAAGGTCCCAGTCGTTGTTCCTCCCTCCTAAGGACACATACACTCTTGCGGTTGAACCGTAAGATAGCAACTTCTCAATTAGCTCTACATGGCCAGGATGACCGATGTTAAATCGCCCGAACGTTACAGCGGTTTTCACAGTTGTTTTGGATGTCAGATGTTTTGGATGTTTTCGGGACCGGTTGCCCCCTTAGGTCGAGCAAGGGGGCTTCAGGGTCGTAGTGCACGTATCCCTTTCGAGAACCTTGCCACATTCGGCTAGGGTCCATGCTATGCTTGTCCGCCACCCCCTTTCCAGCTAATGCGGCAAGGGCTTTGATGAAGCCATGGGTCGTTTCGTAGGAAACATTTAGATTCACGTCAACTTTCCACAGGAGCCGGTAGGAGCTTTTTCCAAGGTGTTGACCGTCGGAAAACGTTCGGTAGGCGAGCCAAGGCTTGTAGCCTAGCTCAGTGTAAAGCTTGACCATTTTCTCAGGGTTAACCTGACACTTGTCAAAATCTACTCCAATGAGAGTTTGCGTATGCCAGCAAAGTCTCTGGTACTGCAGCTCCACGAGGTCGAGTCCTTTGAACAGGCAGCCGTAAAAGGTGCAACCTTTCTTGGTAACTAGCTCAATGAAGGCCCCGTCACTGAGCGACTCCCAGGGCCTTTGAATCATGTAGTCCCGAAGCTTTCCGTACTCCTGAAGTGTTTCAGGTTTTTGTAGGCGCCCTCGGGGGTCAATTTGGCAGAGAATACTTTTCGGCACCTTTCACTTGTCGGTTGGTTAGTTGAAGATGAATCTTTCGTTATACTCAGCTTTTATGTCCTGAAACTTTGCCCTAACCTTCCTTTCTAAATCAACTTCAGGCACTCCGTAGATAATCGCAGGCCAAAATAAGTCCCCAATTCTGCCGTCTCCGCCACCATCCCAGTTGTCAAAGGAATGTTGTGCAACTTGTTCGACGAAAGAATTAAGTGGGAGAAGTTTCGGCATACTAAACTTTGTTGAGGGGGCTAACGAGAAAGAACCAGCAGCCGTTGGCCATCCAAGAGTGCGTTTCCCTGTCATCAAAAACCAGCGAGTCCCCTGACCTTAGTAGGGTTGTTTTTCCGCCAGCGTAAAACTCACCTTCAGATATGAGCTGGCTGCCGTAGGGAGCTTCGTCGTCAGGGGTGTGCCCCCCGAGAAAAACCAAGAGAGACAAACCAGTCATTTCGTAGTCTTCGTGCGAACCTACGGACCCTTTCCCGTACACAACCGTGGCGCCCTCGCGGCGCATATTGTCAGTCGGGTCAGGAAACCTGTATTGCTGTCCTGCACGGTTCAGAAGCGTAAGAGCCTCAGGCAAAGTGGCGCGAAGCCAGTCTGGCACTGGCATGGACCCGACATCCCCGAGAGTCCACAACCGTGGGTCGGACCTACCTGCCGCGTCCTCTGACACCGACCGCAGGAGTTTTTCAATAGTGAAATTAGGGACGGTAACCTTGCCGTCAATTTTGATGGCACGCTTCATACTTGGAGAACCAAGCTCGCTTACACACCCATTATAGCCCCTTTGATCCAGGAAGGCAAGGGTGGAAACCGTCCCTTTTCACCGGGTCTTAAGTGTATCCTGTAGGATCCGAGACTCTTCTTCCTTTGGCCCTGGTATCCAGTGTCACTAGTCCGAACGTCGGTCCGTCAAAGACTAGCGTCAAAGCTTAGTTCGTCAAGAGCACTTTGAACTTCCGACCTTCCTGTGTTATCGTAAACCACACTTCCTTCACCCCCCGAGAAACCCTCAACAAATTCGTCAAGGTCGTCAAGGTCTGTGTACTTTTCAATTAGGTCTGTGTACCCTGCGTTAAGCACGGCCTGAAAGAAGCCGTCGTCGTCAAGTTCATCAATTGCCGCTTTTACGGAGAGGGAGTATACGCGGAGAACTTCGCTTATTGGTGCGTTGTTAATCACCCGTGAAATCACTTCATTCACGAATTCCGGTTTGTCTTTAATTGTCATTTTGCATGTGTATAACGGTTTCTTTAGCTCCGTTGAACATCTGTGTGGTCAAAGGGGAAACCGTAAACGGAAGAGGGGGGATTTGAACCCCCGGAGGTTTAACCCTCTACAGTGTTCGAAGCTGCTGCTTTCGGCCGCTCAGCCACTCTTCCTTGTTACCTCGATGGGCCACTCCTGTGTCATTCACCGGAGATGGCCTTTGTGTGGGTTCTTTAACGAGTTTCCGGCCAGTTGAAACTAAGTAGGCGCGTAGGGAGTCGAACCCTAACTAGCCGGTAATCTGCCGGAGAGGACTTTATAATGGTCCCTGTGCACCGTACACCACGCGCCCATGAAAGGGAACCACCGTGTGGGATGGAACCCAAGGTAAAGCTCAGACAGAGGGAGTTTGAACTCCGACCGCCAAGTCAAATTCGTCAAGAGCACTTTGAACTTCAGTGCCGGTGCTTGCCTCGCTGAGTCTTAGAAGGAGCTTTGCTCCCCTGGGGCTTTTGTTGCTAATTCGTGCGGCACGATCAACTACAGAAAGATTCGCCATTTTGTATTGTTGCTGTTGTTGTTTAGTGTGGCTGCAAAGGCAGCCGACGCCCTGAGAGGGATTCGAACCCACGACCGATGTCTTAGAAGGACAGTGCTCTTCCACTGAGCTACCAGGGCTTTCATGACTAGAATAGCGTTCCACAGGGGGAGTAAACCTTATCTGCAAGGTACCCTTTTACTTAAGCCGTCTCTCCCGCGTCATTAGATTCCCCCCTTACCCACTCAACCCAGTAGTCTCGCGGGCACCGCATGTTTGCCATGGTTGTCTTAGCGGGAAGAAAGCACCCGCACACGTCACAGGTTGAGCTCTTTTCATTGAAGGAACCGCACACGTTGCTCTCACAAATTGCGAGTCGGTCTTTTGCTACTTGGCGAGGAGCAAACGTCGGATCCTCCAGCATTCTTTTAGCAGTGTCAATTAGGGATGCGCCGAAACTTCTGCGGCAACACTCTGGCTCTTTATTCGTGTGTTCCAAAGTTGCTCTGCAAAGGGTATGTATAGTGTAATTTACCCGGATCAGTCCGTAAAGGTGCACAAGACCGAGAGATGCTTGTACAAAATACTCTCATCGAAAAACCGGTACTCCGACGAAAACTCTTCTCTCTGCTGAAAGTGTTCGAGCTCTTTTAAGGTGGCCCTAACAACCGGGCAGTCTGAAACGTAATCCTTGTACCAGAAAGTGTTG